AACGATTGTTAGAAGCTCCTCCAAAATGTCTCCATACCATAAACATACTGAAATTTGGATAAATCATGTTGGATTGAGGTGTAAGATTTTTTAAGATATCAAAGCGTAAAACTTTCTGATTATTGAGTGTTGGACTTGATACCAGTTGTGGAATATAACGAGGTTGGTTAAATCGTACTAAATCAGAACCAATACCCGTCATATTTCTGAAGGTAGATATATACGTTGTTCTATTGAGTAGAGAAGAACCCCATTTCGTGGCTAAATATCCCTCTACCTGTTCACGTTGCTCATCAGGCAAAAATTTACTGTAAATTATCCATTCACGAACATTTCCTGTGTAATAATTTCCAACATAACGTCCCAATGCAGCACCAGTCCAAGAGACAATGTCTGTATTAAAATTCTGATTTTGTACCAATTGACCATTGATAAACATACGACGAACACCATTGGAACCAAATTGAATACCTAAAATACGATACGGTTCATTCACACCATTGCTTCGTGAATCATAAATAAAATCCATATCCACTGACAAATCATTTCCGTAATGACCTGTATAAAAATTACTTGTGCTCGCGTATCCCATAAATAAATTGCTATTCGTTAGGGCATTCGTTCCTCCAAATATCCAAGTTCCTGCTGTTTGTCTTTGTGTAAGAAGAAAAATAGTGTATTCATTATTCACTAAAGGTGGAATATTTGAAAAGGCTAAGAATTGTGCATTGCTAAAAGCGACTTGATTAAATGAACTTTGATAAAAAGGTTGATTGGCAAAAGTCGGTTGGAAAATGGGGCGATTCTTAGGAGATTTATCATACCAGGCCGCAATAAAATTTGTCGAATTTGTTGAGAAATTAGAAATTCCTGAACAATCGTACCAAGCCTCTAAGAAACTTGAGAATCCTATAGAAGACGGCCCTAAATTACGAATGGTAGAATTTAAATAGGTGTGAGGAGCAACAAAATCTAGTTGAGTAGGGTCATACCAAAGTTTAAGATTTGTAATGTCTGATAAGGAAGAAATTGTGCTTTGAATGAGATTTGGCATGTAGGGATTACTTTGTTGGAAATTTGGAGCAGAAGGAAATCTATAGGGTACATATCTTTCTAATCTGTATTTGTTCACCAAATATTGTTCAACTGCTGTACATTCGGATGGTAAAAGTGCTCTATCATACAATAAAATCTCACCTAATTCGCAATCTGAAGACTGATTGCTATCATTACCACGATTCACGGATAATCCTTCAAAACCAGTCTGAGCAAAAACGGTGTTAATATTCGACCCATACCAAGCAAATCTGGCTTGACCATTCCTATCACGTTGGAATGTGTAGACATCATAGTTTGAATTCACACCAACTGAGTTTGAAAGAACTTGACCATCTAAATTGTAATATGTTTTGACTCCATTGTAATACCCATACCATGTTGTTGAATACCCATTTCCTTGTAAAATAGCACGACTTATATTGGAACCTGTCGCCAAGTGACGAGCAAGATAAATCAAGGTAAATTCTGTAGGATAAATCAATTGAGAATTCTGTAAAAGAGTTTGGTACGTTGCAAAACGCAAGACTTTTAATCCAGAAAGGTCAGTACTTGTGCTGAGAATAGGCATATTTCGGATATCGCCTGTATTAATAAGGTCACCACCAATTCCAACAAGATTTGAAAAGGTTGATACTGGAGTATAATTGGCTAGACTAGCATTTAACCCCCATTTTGATGCAAGAGAACCTTCCATTTGAATTCGTTGAGGTTCATCCATAAACCCATTAAAAAACATCAGTTCACGAACTTTGCCTGTATAGTAATTTGCTGCAAACCGACCAAGTGCAGCACCAGGCCATGCTTGTAAATCATAAAGATTTGAAGCAACATTTGAATCTAATCTGTTTAATGTGCGAATACCGTTCACGAAGATAGTTCTTGAATTGTTTCCATGACGGAAACACCAGATTCTCCAGGGTTCATGTATACCTCCATTTCTATATAAATAAGAATCCATCGCAAATCCAGTGTAGTTGTTATAAAAATCCATTTGACCAGTATTCTGTCCATTGTATCCTAAGACTAAATTTTGGTAATTTGTTGTTCCTGTGCCCCCTAAGAAAATATTATAGTTCGCTGTTTGTCTTTGTTCAACAATAAAAAGAGTGAAATCAGAATTTAAAATCGCAGGAATAGTTGTGAAGGTTAAGAAACGGACATTGCCATCAAACACTACACCTTGTCCTGACAAATCTAAAATAGGTTGATTGGAAAGTGCAGGAGCAGTTAAATTACGTCCAAAGAATCCTAAATCTCGCCAAGTTGTTACACGCGATTGAGACGATAGAACAAAATTGGAGACACCAGAAGAATCATACCAACATTGTAAGGAACTAAATGTGGATGGGCTGAGATAGGTTTTCGTGGAAACGAAAGGATGTTGTAAATAGTTAAGAGAATTAGGGTCATACCAATATTTAAGATTTGAAATAGATGAAAGAACAGCATTTGTACTTGTTGTTGAAATAAGAGGTTTTGGATTGATATATGCAGCACCTATACTTGTGGTGGAAATAAAATTGCTCGTCAAATTATATTTATTGGCTAAATAATCTTGTACTCTAACAATTTCATTTGAACTCAATGCTCTATCATACAACATTACTTCAGCCACTTCACCATCTGAAGCATTGTTAGAAGACCATCCTGTATTGACTACAATGCCTTCAAATCCTGTCTGTGCATAGTATCTATTGATATTGGAACCAAATCTAGAGAAAACCGCCATACCTGTTTTATCACGCTGGAACATGTACAAATCCCATTGTCCATCTGAAGAAACACCTGTTCTTTCAATATCAGTATCGCAATTCCAAATATTTTTCACACCATTGGAATATCCCCAAATTTGGAAAGATAAGGGATACTGAAATAAAGCCCATGAAGTATAGGGTGTTACGTTACTCAATTGTCTTGCGAGTGTAAAAAGAGTAAATTCAACAGGATAGATTCTGTTTGAAGTGACTAAGAAAAATGCAGGATTGAAAATGTTACTATCAAAACGAGTTCTGAAATTCACCACATTTTGTCTTAATTCTGTATTATAATATAAAGTAGGCTGATATGTTCGCCAGTTGTTATTGTACCAATCTGCTCCAAGACCTGTTAGATTGAGCATAGTTGAAATCGGTGTATTACTCATGAGATTGGACTGAATCCCCCATTTATTCGCCAAATAACCTTCGATGCGCTGACGTTCATCATCATTAAGAGCACGACTATAGGTTATAAATTCACGAATGTAACCTGTGTAATAGTTTGTAGTTAAACGTCCTAATCCTGCTCCTGCCCATGCTGTAAGAAATTGCTGTGTATTTTGAGCACCTTGTAGAAATCCATTCACATAGGTTCTTCGTTGTTGGCCATCGTGATACAAGACGTGAATTCTCCATGGTTCATTTGAACCATAAAATCTTGGATTATAAGATTCTGTGATTACCCCAAGGCCCAAACTTACAAACTCTTGATTTAATATATTGGAAGTACTATATCCATAATATAAATTCTGAAAGTTCGTTACTGAGGTTCCACCAAAAATCCATGTACTCGCTGTTTGACGCTTTTCTACCAAGAAAATGGTGAATGGTCTATTCAGAATATTGGGTGTTGTATTGAATGTCATGAAACGAGTGGCACCATTAAAATAAACAGCATTGGTGGAGAAATCATACGTTGGTGCATTCACTGCAGTCGCCTGTACTAAATTTCTAGCATTCGAGAAACTATCCGTCCAAGTGGAAATAATGTTGGTGGAAACTCCAAAATTAGTAGACAATGATGCCTCAAACCAACAATCCAAAGAAGAGATGGAACTGGGACTAATTCCCTGTGCATTATACTTGTAAGGATGGTAGAAACTGGATAACTGCGAAGCATCGTACCATATTTTCAAGTTTGAAATAGTGGAGATAGAGGCTGTAGGAGTACTTTGTGTAAAAACTGGTGCACTTGGATTGGGAGGTTTTAGATTTGCTTGAAGTCCCCACTTGTTTGCCAAATAGGCTTCAACAGCCCAACATTCATCTGGACGAAGTGCGCGATCATAGATGGCCACTTCTGCCATCTCGCAGTGAGAAGTATTTCCTGTATCCCATCCTGTATTAATAGCAAGGCCTTCAAATCCTACCTGGTTGGTAAACGTATTTATATTCGAACTATAAGAAAAGAAGGTTGCACGTGAATTAGAATCTCTCTGGAATGTATACAAATCCCATTGCCCATCAGTACCAATACCTGTAGCCTCTATAAAACTTGGTGTTAGGTAATATATATTCTTTCTACCTGCAGTGTTATAACCATAATAGGTTTGCTCTGTTTGTCCCTGAAATACTAACCTACTTGTTTCGTTTGGCCTTGCAGTCTGTCTGCCAACAGTAAACATTGTAAAGACAGGATAACGCAATTGTCTAGATAAAATAAAATATTGGGTTGTTGAAAATCCAACAGTGTTTCTGTTGTTTAAAGAAGAAATATTCAGCCTAGGCCATGTTGTATTTGTTCCTGAGTTAGAACCGAACCATTCTCCTGTTCCTACTAAGTTGGGCATGGAAGAAACAAGTAACTGGCCTCCAACGTTTATTTGAGAAGAAAGTTGAGAGGCATCAAACCAGAGACGAAGATTGGGAACTGTCGCTAACGATGAAATCGTTTGAAGAGTAGAGGGAATTTGTGTAGAATAAGGGTGACCTAGAACAAGATTGTTTGTAAAGCCATATTTATTGGCTAAATATCCTTCTACGTACTGACGTTCAGATACATTCAGATTTCTATTGTAAATGATAAATTCAGCAAATTCTCCTGTGGATTTTTCTGTAGGTGAAACGCTACTGTTATTGATTGTCAAACCTTGCATACCAAAAGGGGTTGGTCCTCGTCCACGACTACCACCAAAATTAAACAACTCACTATTTCCACGAGTATCTCTTACTAATGAAAGTAAATCCCAATTGGAATTCACTGTTGTGACGTTTGAGTTAGGTTGTGTTTCTGTCACCCAAGCATCCATAAACGCAACATTCTTTCTTCCACCGTGATACCCATACATTTGGTTTCCATAGGTTCCTTGCCAGAAACGTTGATTGGTTACGTTGGTCAAACGAGAAACAGCGAAGAAAGTCATTTGATCATAGGTTCGGCTTGGTGTAAGAGTCATGTTAAAGTTGGAATTGTTAAAGAGAAGTGTATTTTGTCTGTTCAAAGAAGAAACTTGTAACAGAGGTCCTAAGTTAAAGGCATTGGCTGCAAATGTTTCAGAGAAATTGTAATAAAAAAATTCTTGGAAAGCAGGTATCTGACCTCCTGACACCATGACAGTTGACGCATTGCTTTCATAGGGACCTCCATTAATACTGTATTCTAAGAAGGAGGCACCACCACCACCAGAATCATACCATCTTGTAAAAATAGGTGTATATCCAATTGGAAGTGTAAGATTTCCAGATGTATAGGCTGTTGCTCCTTGTTGTTGCCATTGAACCATAGCAAATGAATTATTAAAATTCACCAACATACCATCGTCTGTTGTCATACGAAATTGAATCGTACCATTTGCGGCACCAGGAAAATAGACATGACCAACAGCAGTAAGTTGGTAGTTGGCTTGACCCGCTACATTGATACCATAGTTATTACCAAAACGATGAACGTTACACTGAACGGGTCCTAAGATAAGAGAGCCCCAGTTCGTTCCAGGGGGGCCGTTGGAATCTGGAACAGCACCTGTGTTGGCATAGAAATTGAAAGTTAATCCACCACTTGTATAGCCACCTATTGTCTGACCACTGGAAGCACGAACACCAAAGGATGAATACAATGTGGATGTATAGAGATTGTTACGCAATGTGGAAACTTGATTTCCAGTGCTCAAATTACCTATATTCGAATGGTTCACAGAATTTGCATCAAACCATTGGACAAGACCTGAAATATCTCTTGGAGTAAAACGTAAATTATTGACAAGAGTTGTATTGTAGTGTGATTTGATATTCCAGTTTGATAAACCATCGCTGACCAATGTTGCATTTTGGAACGAAGGAGAAGTAAAGGCTGAAAAGGCAGCAACAGATGAAAAGAAAAATGAATTTGACCGTCCGTCTAGTAAATCACCTTGTTGTGTGCTAATTATCAAAGGAGATTGATACCTAGCCACACCACTAATATCTTTTATTTGGAGAATTCGACCTAGATTTTCTGAAGCTTTGGGTAATAGAACCACCTTAGAAATCGTTGACGGATTGATTCCTAAGAAGGTTGTATTTGTGCAAACCTGTAGGGTGCTCGTCATCCTTACTTTTGCTCAGAAAAAGTAAGTTAGTTTCTTAACCGAACTGAAGTCCTACGTACTGAGCCCCAGTATATACTGTCCCAACGCTTATGTAATTTGTAATACGTGCTGTACCCACAACATCTAGATTAAATAGCGCCGTATAGTTAAATAAACTTGGGTCTGAAAGTTGAAGAGTGCTTGTAAAGACTTGATATGTTGATAAGGATGAAGGGAAACTTCCTCCCCCTCCCCGTACAGGTTGGTCATTGACAAGTAAAGTATTATTGCTTAATAAAAGTGGTGCGTAAACGTTAGAAAAAGTATCATAAAGTTTTACTTCATAGGATTGAATCGTAGAGGTCGCAATACGTGATGTGGATATGTAATTAATTGAAGTCATCCTATATCTAATAAACAATTACAACTAAACCATTTCCACCCACAGTAGAAGCAGTCGTTCCACCTCTCCCTATCACTCCAGAATAATAGGGTGATGATGTATTGGGAGCAGCATTTCCATCTGAAGAGTTAAATCCAAATACACTTTGACCAGGTATAAGTTGAAGATTATTTATATAAGAAGAACCTCCTCCTCCACCTCCTGAACGTTGACTTGAACTGGGCGAACCTGAACCACCTCCACCACCCCACCATCCTCCACCACCACCACCACCATAGGACCACTCTGCTCCACCATTACCACCTTGACCCTGTGTGCCTGTTCCTCCTCCTCCTGCCCCTGCCCCTCCAGAAGTCTGCGTACCTCCCCCTCCTCCTGCACCACCTGTACCACTTGTTCCCGCATTCGCAGTGCCTGAAAAGGTTGCGCTTCCACCTGGAGAAAAAGCATACCCACCCCCTCCTCCTCCACCTGCTGTGACAATATCTACCCCATTCAATTGAATTGCTGACCGACCACCTCCTTGTCCAGAAGTTCCTGCTCCATATCCTGCTCCAGCGCCACCACCGCCAAATGGATTTCCAAAAGAGACATTACCTCCCTGGCCAACCACAATCGTGTAACTCTGACCGCCTTGTAGCCTCATCACTCCTTGTACCATCGCTCCAGCACCTCCAGTTGTTAATCCACCATTGCCGTTGATACCCGAACCTCCTGCTCCCCACATGTAGACATACGCATAGATTTTTCCAGGGGGGGCCACAAAGGTTTGATTTGCTCCTGTGTAGCCAAACGTTACAGTTGTTGTAGGAGTTGGTGAAGAGAAAAAAATACGAGCAGGAGCAGCACTATACACAAAAACAACACGTCCACTGGCTGCTGAACGACCAGCAGGAGAACTCCAGTAGGGAGAAGCCTCATTGGGTGCTGGAGTATTTGAACCATTTGTAGATATACCCGTGTTACCATTGATGCTTACAGGACTAATAACAGCAGAGGTGTATGTGCTTGACCCTCCACCTCCACCACCTCCATTGTTCTGATTGACTGCTGCCCCACCACCATACCAACCACCACCACCACCGCCTCCTTGAGCACCTGTAGCACCACCTTGGAGTTGAGTACCATTCAGAGAACCTCCTGCAGATTGTGAACCTCCGCTACCAGGAGAATTTCCTGTTCCACTGCCTCCTGAAGGATATCCACCCCCACCACCATTACCACCACCGTTTACTCCTGAACCTCCACCACCACCCGCAATAGCGATGACATTGCCTGAAGCAGGTGAACCTGTGAATATACCTGAAAAACCACCACCAGAACCACTAAATGTACTGGCACCTGCTCCACCTTGAGCCAGTGTGGTTCCTCCATTCACTCCTACAATGATGTAAAGGGTTGTCCCAGGAGAGACAAAAATTGTTCCATCCAAATATGCACCACTTCCACCACCTACTGAATTTACGATAGTGCCGTTTTGATTTTGGTTATTTCCTCCAGCACCCCACATGAAGAAACGAATACTAGAAACTCCTCCTGGAACAACAAAGGTTTGAACGGCTCCTGTAGCAGCAAATGCTGTTATTGTTTGTCCTGCAGCAAATTGATTTGATAAACGTAGAATACCTACATTGCCTGTTGAAGCCCAACTACCATTTACATAAGATTGATAAAGAAGTAATGCTTGATTTGCAGTTAATCTAAAAGGAACAATACGAATATCGGCTAAATAACTGATAAAAGTTAATCCGCTTCCTTGTCCAAATGTAAAATTCCCAGCCGAATTAATACCAGTATTTGCAGAGGCTACTTGTATTCCATTTTGGAAGACCGTTATATTTGTTGTTCCGCTTGTTGTATAGACATAGGTTAAATGGGTCCAAACACCGCCCGTTTGCGAAAAAGCAACCGTTCCACCACTATTATATGCAATATTCGCATTCCCAAAATACTGATGAACTTGAAGTCTTCCTCCTGTAACAATATATTGGTACGTAGAAGTACCACCTGAATTTGCCTTATTAATAAAATAAACCCAATAGGATATTGAAAAGTCGCCTGTTGTGTATCCTGTTGGACATACCATTGTGGGCGCTGAAGCAAATGAAAGCCCAACCATACCAGCATAGGGCCCAGGAACCTGAGGAATAGTTGTAGACAAGGTTGCATTGAATGCTCCAGGTCCTCTATCTCGAAGTGTAGTGCCAGTTACATTTCTTGTATCATACCATGTAAAATTACCTGTTGTCATAAAATTAATTAAAGAAGGTACTGGTCTTATCGACATTCCTGATTCTTCCTACCATAAAAATGCGGCCTCAGCATCCGTCAAACAACGTTGATAGAAGCCCATTCGATAAATATAGGCTCCTAAATAACCATCGGCATAGGAAGATTTACCAATGTATGTGAAAGTTTGAGTCTTATTCGTTGCCTTAAAAGACATACTTGTATTGCTACGAACATTTACACCATTGACCCAAATGGTTGTTGCGCCTACTGAACCTACAGCAGGATTGTAAGTAACTGTAATATTATAAATTGTATTGAGAGCAAAATTAGAAGCATAATCAGTTTGTTGTTCAGCACCACTTTCTTTGTACTGGAAGCGTAAAGGATTTGAAGAAGTTCCAGGAAAAGCCATGAACATATCCGTAACACCATTTGTTCCAGAATTAAAATCAAAGACTCTTGCCCAGTTATTAAAGGCGGTCCATTGAAGTTTTATTTTTGCAGAGAATCCCGTTGTCCCAATGGTGAGGGCTTGAGAACCAAAGTCCAAAAACTGGGAAGAGCCTGGAAACGTTATAAAGTTAGCTCCAAATGTAGGTGCACTTGTTGTTGTATACGATGGAAAGGTTTGCGTTGGTGTTAAGTAAATAAATGGGTTTGCTGGATAAATTGCTGTAAATCTTGTTACAACATTCGCATTGTAGTTCTGGAGAACCATCCAGTTTAAATTTCCATCGGAAGCCAACAAAACACTTTGAAAGTTCGTACTCATGCGTGCATAGAGTGTAGATGGTCTAAATTGATTTTCAAAAGTATCAAGGCCTGTCGTAGAAAGAAAAATGGAAGAATTTCCAGCATTTCCACAAATGTCCTTAATATAGTAAAGTTTCCCAGCACCTATTGTTGAAATAGCTGGTAAATACACTATTTTAGAAGTACATAGCGTATTTATCAGAAGATTTGTTGTTGTTGTAAGGGGATATACTGCAGACATACTCTGCTCTGTTCATAATTTTAAATACATAAAATTTAAGGAGGCGCACTTTGATAAGCATGTCCTGATGTAAGATTTCCCTGAAGTCCCCATTTCCAAGCCAAATACCCTTCTACCTGGCGACATTGAGTATCCGTTAATGTTGTGTTATATAAAATAACTTCAGCAATTTGACAATCCGATGTCTCACCGCCACAGCATCCGCCAGTATTGATATAAAATCCATCTAATCCTCCTCCAGAACTACCAAATGAATACAATGAATACCCATATCGCCAGAAGTTACCACCCCCTGATGAATTTCTTGTAATAGTATAAATGTCCCATGCTGTATCTGATCCTGGAGATGCAACAGCAGAAATCCAACCTTCCATGTACAGTTGACTTTTTCCACCACCCCAATATCCATACAACTTATTTCCATTTCCAATAAAAACACGACGGTTTGTTCCACCAGTTTGCCTTGATACAAAGAAAAATGTAAATGTTGTGCTCGTAATTCCTGCGGAGAGACTCATATTTTGTGATGTATTAAATTGCATTACCTTCAAACCATTCAAGATTCCCGTTTTCAA